GTGCGCCGGGGACAGCAGTTACATAAAGCGAACGAACAACTTCGCGATTGATTTCAGCAAGGATTTCTGTAGAAAGAATGTTGCTGAGTTCTGTCTCGGCGTCAAGACCATGAATTGCCTTCAAGTCTTGTGCAAGCTCCATCGTGTACTCTGCTTTGAGTGCGCGAGAAACGGCAGTAACCGTAGACTTCTCAATCGAGAACGCCATTTCGCCAAAGTTGTTGTCAGAAGAATCACCAAGTGCTTCTCCCTGTGCTGTTGTCATACCTGTGGCACTTACATAAGCACCCGGTGAGCCATCGTTAAGAACAGCAGGATTGGTCTGGGAAGTAGCAACATCGCCACCGCCAATATCACCACCAGAGTTCTGATTAGAAGAACCCTGATTACCCGGCATTGTTTCGTCAAATAGTGCTTCTGCACCATCGGAAGAAAGGAACGAGGAACGCATTGCAAAGATAAGTCCAGTTGGACCTGTCATTGGTTGCACACCACAAACATCATAAGCAATGAGGTTTGGCATGGCACGGCGAACGAGCGAAATTAGAATTGGATCCCAATTATCAATCGAACCACCAGTGCTGTTGATTGGTGATGCTTCGGAAAGGAAACCACGGTCTTCGCGTAGTGCTTTCTCTTGGTTTTCTAGGATGACTGTCGTGACTGCCCGCTTATATGAATCCTCAATCCTTGGTAGATCGGGGTGTTCTAGGACGGGTGACCACTTTTCTTGTAGATGTTCTGTCTGAAACATTTGTTTCTCCTTTATTAGTTACATCCGTTAATAATATTATTGGGCACGTTGCTGATTACGACTGATTGCCGACATATAAGCGCCCATAGCTTCAGTCGTATCAATGTCCTGTGCGGTGCCACCATTTTCATCATCAAATTTCTGTTCAACTACTGTCTTGGGGAAATAACTTTCCTTTAAGGTGCTGAGTTTTGCTTTGAAGGACTCTTCATCTACAAAGTCAACATCTTCCGTGAGAGACTTGAACTTCTCAATTTCTGTATCTGCCAAATCTTCGGAAATCTCGGAAATGACACTTTCACGAACTAGTTCGCCATTGTTCTGTTTAAGAGCAACATTTGCTTCCATAACAGAATTAACTTTGTCTTCTAGTTCAGAAATTTTCTCAGACTGTGCCTCAAGTACATCGTACTTTTCGTCCGGCACGTCAATATAGTGATCTTCAAACAACTGTTTCAGTCCAGAGATAAAGTCTTCTGCAATTTCGCCCTTCAAACCGCGCTCAATTGCCAACTCGTTCTCTTTAGTCCATTCCTCTACAACGTAGTTGAGATAGGTATCTACTTTGTCAGAAAGGCTTTCGGCAACTGCCTCGACCTTACTTGCAAACTCTTCCGTGAGGTCACTGTGAATACGAGTAACTTCATCACGGGTCTTGCTCTTTACTGCTGCTTCAAAGATGGTTGCTGCCTTTGCTTTAAACTCTTCGGACAACTCTTCGCCATCAACCAAAGCGGCAACGTCTTCTTCAACGCTAATCGATTTGATATGCTCTTCGACCTTTGCTTTAGCAAGACGGGCTTCAGCGACTTCTTCTTCGTCATCGCCATTCATATCTGCTTGACTTTTCATGTAAGCAGCATAAAGACCTTCCATCTCGCCCTTTTTCATCTTCTTCATTCCCGCCATGAGATTATTCTGCATCTCCATTTTGGTCATTTTAGGTGCGGGTTCTGCTGCCTCTTCGACTTCTTCTTCGTCATCGTCAGACTTGCCATTCTTCTTCGCCATTGCTTTCTTCAAAGCAGGGGGAAGTTCACCCTCTTCGATTTCTTCTTCGCCATCATCTTCATCTTCTTCATCGTCATCAGATGCTTCAGCGACTTTCTTAATCTTTTTAATCTTATCGGGCGAACCTTCACCCTTCTGCTGTGCGTCACCGCCGACTTCTTTAGCACCCTTCGCGGCAACATCTGTTGGCGAAGACTTTGCATCGGGATCAACTACAGCAGCACCACCGTCTTGGACTTCTCCACCGGGGGTTTTACCGTTAATCTTTTTCTTTCCTTCGGCAGGAGCGGCACCCTTTGTTTGGGGGTCACTTGCCTCTTCGAGTTCTCGAAGCACTTCCGCTTCCAACTCTTCAATTGTCTGTTCTAGTTCCATAGGGGTGTCTCCTTACCTAGTTCTATTGATTATTTATAAATTAAAGTCTTTTAAGAAACTTTGCAAATGCCAGTGCTTCTTTTGTTGCGTTACGCTGACGTTGCTTAACATCAAATTCCTTTTTTAGATGAACAAGTTCCGCTTCAATAAGCGCACCATTGTTCCATACCCACTCTTTACCCTCCATAATACCTTCTACGAAAGCATTAGGGGCAGATGGATCAGCAACGATGTCTGCTGCTGTTGCGAGATAGAAGTCATCTCTTACATAGTTTGCTCCACCTTTTTGATCTAAACTACCCATTCCTCGTGAAGAAACGCCCAGTTTTGCACCTTCATCCATAAGACTTTTCACAATCTCACCCATAGGGGTTGACATAATCTTTGCTTCCCCAATGAAATTCTTTCCATCGGGTTCCAAGGACGTGATCATATGTGAAACTCGCTCCAAATTGACGGTAGGACCGTCTGGATGTCCAAGTTCACCATACGCACGATTCTCTTTAATAAAATTCTTATTGTATTTCTGTACTTCCTTCTGGAGTATTTCCATAGGATAGACGCGACCATTGCGGTTTTTTATGTCTGCTTGCATGAAAACGCCACGAATTTTGTAGTTTTTCTTACCGTTTTCTTTTGCTTCGGTGATATACTCTACGTCAAGGTCTAGTCCTTCTGAGAATAATTTTACTGACATATTAGTTCCCCACTACCAGACCAGCAGGAGCAACTTCTTCGACATAAATCTTAGAGTTAGAACCAGCAGTTTGGTTTATATGGGAAAGACGGAAGTTTGTACGAACAGTTTGATTCGCAGTTGTCCCAATCGCCCCCGTAGCTGACGAGTCTTTATCTGTCGTGACAGTGTTATCTGTTCGTGCAGCAACATTAGCAGTGGTAATAAGTGTATTCCATCCTGATGCTGAACCAAAGAGGGAAATATTCTCTCCTACTAGAAAACTATGTCCACCCTCAAATGTAAGAACACCGGGGTTTGCATTTGTTGCAGATGATAATGCCGCTGATTTTGGGCGAATATCAGGGATAACGAATACTGTTGCGTTGGCACCAATAAAAGTACCATTAGTTGCGGTAACTGTTGTTCCTTCATTACTTAAAAGGAAGAAGCCAGCCTCACCGCCAAATTCACTGATACGGAAACAGGCACCGGGAGAAAGGTACAGCAAATCAAGCAAGGTGGCGTCATCGTTTGCTTGTGTAATATTTCCAACGTGTCTTAGTAACTGATATGCCATGCCTTACTCCTAGATTGACAACATTTCTCTTTCAAAATATGATAAAAGTTCCTTCTCTGGGACTTTATATTTCTTAGATACACTATTTATAGTACTCTCGAAACTATTTAGGAAATCCGAAGGTTTAGCATCCATTAGACGAAATATTTCATCAATGGCACTCTTCATTTTAGGCGATAACCGCTTATATTCCTTTGTGCGCTTATGCTCATCCTTTTCTACAACTGTAGATTTATAGATTTCCTCAATCCGAACCATTTACGTCTGCTTCCTTATCCTTAAATTTTACAAAAGTATTTGCAAGTTCGCGCCTACGAATCTCTAGAGCATCACCTACTTTATCAGACATAGAATTTTTAAATGATTGCTCTGCTTCAATATTATTTCCTGATGCAAGTGCATCTACAAATTCTCTACTCATCTTCTTCTTCTCCCTTTTCTTCACCGTTTCCGTCAAATTTTTGGTCATCATCAGGTTTGCCATCATGCTCTGGGTCTTCATAATCAGGCATACTTTCTGGTTCAATTACTCCCCCATCACCATCCTGTGGATAACGGGTAACACCATCGCCACCATCTGGAACCTCAATGCCGCCATCTTCAACATCTGTTTCGTTTTCTTTCTTAATCTGGTCTTGCATCTCAGAAATTTCTCCATCATTAAGATGAAGAACATTCTTTAACACATATTCTTTACTAAAGAATGTACCGATATAAGATTGAATGCTATCAAGAGTCTGGATACGGTCATTCAGAAGCTCTGCTTCCTTCAATTCAGCAAAATGACCATCTTCTAAGAAGTCATACTGAATATGCTCCTGCATATTTGCCCAATCATCTGGAGCAATAATACCTTTTAGGAGTAGTTGAGTTTTGAGCAAGTCAGTGAATAGGGGGGTGAATTTTTTACGAATACGTTGTACGAACTTGGTAAATTTAAGTTCATCCCTTGTAACTTCTGTTGCCCGTCCAAGACTGAACCCGTTTTCAGATTCAAGTCGTGAAATCGGCACGTTAAGTGAACGATATAACCTTCGTTGGAAGTATACGATATCATCTATTTCCCCCAGATTAGAACCACCGGGAAGTGTTGTAATTTCGGTGCCCCGACCACCTTCACGGCGAGGCAACCAAAAGTCTTCAAGCATCGACATATGATTTCGGTCATCCCGAATTTCCCCTGTGGAAGCATCGTAAACCAATTTATTACGATAGCGATTCATTACGTCTTTTAGATATTGCTCTGCTTTAATCTTAGGCAGATTACCAACATCAATATAGAAAATCCTACGCTCTGGTGCCCGTGAAATACGATAGATAACCAGCGCGTCTTCAATCATCCTCAGTTGGTTAACAGGTTTAATTGCTTTGTGTAGATATGAAAGAACATGACCCTTTCCTTGGTCAATAATACCTGATGGACAATATGCAATGGAATCGGCAGAAATTTTCAATCCTGTACCAGCACCACCTTGTCCAGCAGCATTCAAACCCTTTTCCTGATATATATAATAATCATCGATATTTCGAATCATATCAACACCAGTTTTAGGGTCTTTGTCTTTCTTAACTTCCCTAACTTTTTTAATCTTGATAGGGTCAATATTTCTAAGTTCTGCAATACCCTTACGAGGGTTCTTCGCGTCAATTACCTTATGATAAAAAATACGACCATCAATATACCATCTACGGAATATATCATGACCCTTTGTCTCAAA